TTTTTATAGCAGTTAGTAGTAGTTTTGGCATTAAAGGTGCTGACAAAATAATGAAGATGAGGAAGTAACATGACTAGCAAAAAGCCAAAGGCTAAAAGCGAAAACGTAGAGAACAAGTATTTCTCACACAAAGAATTGAAGTGCAAGCACACAGGTGAAAGCAAGTTTGACCCTGACTTTTTAGAATTGCTTACTAAAATTAGAATTGAATGTGACTTTCCGTTTGCTATATCTAGTGCCTACCGATCACCACAGCACCCGATAGAGATGCGTAAATCACGCGCAGGAGCGCACACATCAGGTAAGGCTGTTGACATACTATGTCGTGGAGAAAATGCCGTAAAGCTCGTTTCTGTAGCTATAGCGTTTGGCATTACCCGCATTGGCATA